CCATTGTCCCAGCACTTCTTAACAACTGATTTTAAATCAGCCTCCACAAAGGTTGCCGCGGTTCCAGCGGTTGGATCTGTGGTTGGTGCGCCAGACGTAGTTGCGGGTGTAGTCGCGTTAGCTCCTCTCTGGACTTGGTTAGTTGCAAGCCATGCGCCGATACCAGCTAGGTTACGAGCAGTTGCCGCTCCACCAGCCGATGCCGCTTGCGTGCCTGTAAGAGCAGTTTCCATGTCACGCTTAAGCTCTCGACCACGTTTGGATATCTGATAAGCTAACTCATCAGCTCGACCAGCAGTCGCTACAGCGCGAAGTGTTCCTGTAACCCTTGGAACTTTGGTTGATATTTGTGTAAAGTTTGCCAGTCTATTTGTTGCAGTAGCCGTAGATGTCACGCCATCGTCACCTTCTACTTGAGCGTTATTTGCCGCCGCCGCTAAACTGTCTGTTTGCCACTCGTAAAGAGTTGCCGAAGCAGTCTCACGAGCAACGTTTGAAAGAAATGGAGTGTCCATTGGCGAAATGTCGTAGATTATATCTGTTAAATCTTCTCTTTCACCAACAGCTCCATAAGTTGTAAAAGTTTCACTTGGTACAGCCATTTATTTTTTACCTCTTAATCGTTGTGAAATTAATGGAACCGCATCTCTATGATTGCCAGTTTTTTTCAATTTGGCTCTCAATTTTTGAGTTTGGTCGTTTTGTTGTTGCTTCTTCGATTGTTTAGCTCCCGGCTGGAGTATTTTTTTATTACCGATTTTTGCAACTTTCTTTTTTGCGGTCTCACCTGTGTTTTTGATTGCATCAAACTTACTGGCTTTGTGAGCTAACACTAAAACTCTATGGTCAGATACACTATTAATCTCTTCAGGTGTGAAACCTATGGTTAGAAGATACTCACTGATATTTTTAGCTGTCTCAGCTTTAGTTTTCTCGTTCGCTAATTCGGGCAAAGCTCTCTGAAGATTCATCTGCTCTCGCTGATATAATTCTTGTAGCTGTTGCTCTCGATCTTGTTTAACTTGTTGCGCTCTGTTTTCATAATCTTGAGCGGCTTTATTTCTTATATTGTTAATTGCGTTTTGTTTTTCTTGTAAATCTTGCCTTACTAATAGATATTTATTAGGATCTGTTGTTTTCAACTGCTCCCAATTTACTCCATTAAATTCATTCAACAACATTTGCTCTGCCATATTTATATATTGAGCTGTTTGTTCTGATGTTTTTTGATATTCTGTGGCTAATTTATTTTTTTGCGTTTCTAATTCTGCCTTAGCTAACTGCGCTTGCTCTTCAGCTTTTTGTGCGCGTTGTAAAGCCGTAAACCCATCTTTATATTCACCTAATGTAACCTCAATTCGTTCACCAGTATTTTGATCGGTTACTGGCATCGTTAAATTGTAAATATCGGAAGGCTCTACACCAATCTGAGTTGCTAAATCATTTAAAGAAGTAAGCTGATAAGATTCACTTTCTTCATTTTTTGTCTCTGCGCCTTGCAATTGCTCATCTGAGTCTGTAGGCAGTAACTCAGTGTCAGATTCAACAGGGGCTTGCTCTGTAGCTTCTACAGGTACTTCCTCTGCGGTTTCTTGCACGCTTTGTTCTACAGGTTGAGGCTCTTGTGCCTCTGGAGCATTTGCCTGTACTTGTTCCGGTGTTGGTGGGATTATTGCTTGTTCTATTCTTTGTTCAATACTAAGTTCTTGTTGTTCAGCCATTGTTTTTTTCCTCTTGCATCTCTGCTAGTTTGCCTGTTGTAAAAACTCCTTCAATGTGCGATTTGATATCACGCATTGCTAATAACATCTGATAAATTTTTTCTCGCTCTTCTCTTTGAGAAACGGCAGTATTTTGCCACGCTTGAACTAAACGATTTTCAACCAAAGTCACCGATTCTTGATAAATGGGATTATCTAAAATTTGTTGCGCTTGCGATGCTCTTTCTTTATCCCTCTGTGCCATTAAAATCCTCTATTTGCTTTCTCAGCATTTCATTATCACGTTTTAAATCATCAATTACTTTTTGAAAATCATTTCCACCAGTTTTCATGTCTTCTTGAACTAATTTAGTAAGATTATTCATTTGATTTTTATATATTTCAACCTCTCGGTCTTTTTCTTGTTGCACTGTCTTGAGTTCAAGCTCCAGTGCTTCTAGCCGCTTCTCAGCATCTTGTTTTTGTATTTCAATTTCTAAATTAGCAATCTCACGATCACCTTTACTTTCACTTTGTAAAAGGACTAAGTCTGCTTTCTGACGTTCTATGTCTGCTTTTAACTGTAATTCTGCTTGCCTTAACTCAAGCTCTCTAAATCTTATTTGTTGCTCTGCTTGAACTCTTGCCACATCTATCTGATTACGTTGCATTTTGCTCTCAGCATCCATAACCAAAGCTCTAGCGTGTGTTAATGCTAACTCTGCGTTTGCATCTGGCTGTGGTGGTGGAGGAGGCGGCAACGTTCTTGGGTCGGTAAAGTACGCTTGTGGTTGTAATCCAAAACTATCTGTCATATCTCGTAACGTTTGATACACTTGGAAAGGCTGAACTAACGTACCCATACCACCATTTGCAATCAACTCATTTTGTTTTGCCATTATAGTCTCAAGTGCTACCATCCTTCTCTCTCTTGATACTGAACCAACGCCCACTTGAACGGTAGTATTTTCTCTTTTACGCCACTCTGCCGGGTTTACTGCCTCAAAGTTACCAGCAACGTTCAACATCATTAATCTATCTTGATTTTGCATTAATAATCTATGTATAAGACGAAATGCACTTTTAAAACCGACTTCACCTAAAATACGTGCTATTAACTCAATTTTCATTCGTGCCGCATCAAAAGCTAGTGCCGCAACCCCTGTATTTACATTTGCTAATGCACTTTCACCTAAACCAGCAGTCTCATCACCAACACCTGTTCTTTGGCGTTTAACATCATCTAAGTAACCCATCATCGAATACGCTTCATTTGGTAACGGATTATGAGGTATTGGAGTTATGTATTGACTAGCCGCTCCTTCACCTTTGTATCTAACCACACCGCCGGGTCTCGATGTCAATAAGTCATCAAGGTTAACGTGTGAATCATTTACAGCGGTACGAGAGTTGTTAGCAAGATAGGTATTATCAAGCATTTGTCTCAAAAGCACTGATTTGATTCGTTGCAAATCTTTTGTTATGTCAGCTATAGATAGACCATAAAATTTGTGCGGCATAAGTATAGGAGAACAAGTTGCAAACGGCATATGGTCAACTTCTTCAATATCTAATAATTTACTATTTCCTGAACTATAATGACCGCCAGCTAACGTAACCCTCAATAATTCAGCTATCTCGTCACCATCCCTATCAAGGCGAATGTAACATTCTGTTATATAATAGTTACGCATTGACTCCTCTGCTACAAAGTCAAATGGTTCTTCTTCATCAGTCTTATTACGTCTAGCTAACTCTTCTTCTGTCATAGCTGACTCGTCAAAAGGTAATGACCGTATCGTTTCAACGTCATAACCCATTGCAACCAGCTCTGAAAAAGATTTAAGAGTTCTGTGGTAACAAAAGTTAGTATCTTCTACATAAGGTGATCTAGCGTAACGTGCAATACCAAACTCTTCTGGCGGCACTGGCTCTATTTTTATACGCCCAATCTTTTCGGTAGTTTTAAATGTAACGTTTGCTCCTAGTTCAGTTTCCTCATACTCCATTATTTCTCTTTCAGTGTGAGGATCTTCCATTAACTGACCTAGCTCTAATGCGTCTAAATTAGTATATTCTTCCTTTGTCTCTTCTTTTGTATTATCGTAGTAAATTTTTAAAATACCAGTCTTGGACAACAAAGCATCTTTCAAAAAAGTATAAGTATTATAAAAACCCCTGTTTTGTTTCCAGTAAACATAGTTACACGCTTCCGTTTCTAATTTTGCTTGTTCTATATCAGTCTCATTAACCGGGTCGAACATAATCATGTTATCGGCATCAGTAAATATTCTAGCTAAAGATGGTAAGATCCACTCGACCGTTTCCATAACTTCTCTTGTAACGACAGAGCTACGACCTTCAGTCTCGTCACCGTAAGGCTCACCATAATAATAATCTAGTGCCTCGGCTCTCTCGTGCGATATCTCTCCAGCCGCGTTACCGCTTGCGCCATCTACTTCAGCTCGACATATAGCCGCTACCTGATCATCTGTTAATTTTTCTGCCATTAAACTATTCCTGTGGAACTATATTCAATTGGTTGCCAATCATTTGTAGTTGGAGTGTAAACACAACCATATCTAAACGCATCTGATCCATGAGATGCCCAGTCGTGGTAAGGTTTCAAACGAAACGTTCTTCTAACCTCGTCATATTGCGCTCTATATTGTCTCAAAGCATCTAAGCCTCTTTTACATCTTAACTCGTCGAACCAGCAGTTTTTAAGCTGTCTACGAACAGCTTCTATACCGTCCTCAATCTTTTGCATTGGTGCGATTGTAACATCTACACCTAAAGAGTTTAGAGCTTCGATCCTTGTTCTACCAGTGTCTAAAGATCGTTGTCGTACATCATGCGGGAAAACATGATTACCAAACTTCCATTTACCGGATTTTGCTTTATCTTCTAGTACATTTACATAATGCGCTAATGATTCGCCAGTAGCCTCGTAATAATCTATTAAACGTATTTCTGCGCCATTTCTTTGCGCGAACCAGATAGAAGTCGCATCAGATACACCTAAATCCCACCATGTCTCTACTAAAAGAGCTGGGTCGTGATTAATTTTACTGATACGCTGTTCTTTCTGCGCTTCTTCAAGTAAACGTCCGTAATAACTACCTTGTATTGCGGCAGTCCAAGAACACTCGAACTCTTGGTTATATTGTTCTTCAGACATTTGTTTTTTCGCGGCATCAAGCTCATCTTGGTTTACATAGCCTGTTTCACTTGCTCGGTGAATAGCTACATACCAATCAGAATCTTTCTTCGCCGCTTCATACAAGTCGTAGAAACTATTGTAACCTTTGGGTGTACCGATAAATACGCCCCAACCTTTCCTGTCAACTAAACTTGGTCTGACAACTTCAGCCCATAACCTAGATGACATTTGACCATACTCATCCATCACTACGCCGTCAAATCCTAAACCTCGCAAATGGTCAGGATTGTCACCACCGTGTAGAGATATCCTTGCGCCATTTGGAAAGTCTGCACGCAACTCAGCTTCATTATATTTCATGCCCGGTATCGGTCGCGAGTAATGTTTTAACATATCCCACGCAACAGCCTTAGCTTGCCGATACAACGGTGCTAAGTATGCAAATCTAGGATTTTTACTGGTACAAGTAGCATTTGCTCGAATCAGCTCATTCATAGCAAAAACAGTTTTTCCAAATCGCCTATGGCAACTAAGCAAGGCAAATCGTTCTCTTCTATTATGCGCTTTGAGCTGTAGCGGTCTCGGACGATAAGGTATTT